TGGACCTATTGCTGAGGAGCCGGTTGACCCCCAATCCTTTGCAACGTTCCAAGCACAACTGAGCGAGAAGCAAGCTGAAAGTCTCTCCAATCGTCGGATTCGGGAGATCATGGCTGAGAAGCAATTCGATTATCTGTCGAATGCTCTTCAGGCTCAATCCGCTGTTCGTCAACAGCAGGTTAAATCCCTTGGTGATATTCAGCGCCAACGTGTTGAGTCTGGCTACACTGCAGCTCAGGGGATTATGGAATCTGCTCTCCAGAACGTTCTTGCCCGAGAACGTTTTGAGAACAACTCAGCCATTTCTGAGTTAGCTAAACCAGTCTGAGGAGAAACAAACATGGCTAACCCTTTATACGAAGCTGGTCGAGCTCTTTATTCCGTTCCGGTTCTTGGGCAGGTAGCTGCGGCGATTAATCCGCTCGGTGCTATCGCTCACACTGCTGCCACTAACCTTATTCCCGGTTATGCCCCCATCGTGGGCGAAGAGGAAGAGGTCGGCGGACAGAAAAAATACTACGCTGGAGAGCGTTATGGATATCAAAGCCCTGAGTCTTACAGGAAAATCTTTGGTGCGTTCCCTAAGTCCGTCCGGACGCAGCTCGAAGATCAGCAACGCGCTCGGGCTGCTGCAGGCGGGGAGTCAAGGAGCAGCCGTGGTGACACAGATTGGGAGCAAACTCCAACTTCTCCTCAAGACTCTACGCCGCCTCCTCCCCCTGTCTTGCCTGAACCAGCAGGCACCGAAAAAATCCCGCAGAAAGAAGATCAGACGCCGCAGGATATCCTGAGTCGTTTAGATAAGTACCTGAGCCCTGAGTTTCAGCAACAGCTTCGGGAGCAGGAAACTGAGCAGTTTATTCGGCGGTCTCTGCTGACAAGCGCTCTTGCTTATCGGCAGACTCTTGCAAACACTCGTCGGCAAGAGGCTTTGGAGAAAATGCGTGTCTGGCGGGATGTCCAAGCCGCTCAGATTGAAGCTAACTCTCGCGCTATGGGTGCTCTCGCTTCCACAGCGTGGGCAGCTGTAACTCCTAATGCAAATACAATGACCGCATTAGGTCAGCAGTACCAAGCCACTATGGCTCCTTTTCAGACTTTTAACCCGAAATAAGTCATGGCATTCCCCATTTTAGGAGCTATTGGTGCTGCGGGAACTCTTGCTGGCGGAGTTGGCTCTTTAATCGGCGCAACCCGTGATCCCAGTGCGCCGCAACAGATGGGGTTGGATCCTGGCATGGCCGCCCTATACACTGCCCAACTCGCTCCTGGTAATACTCGACTCACTGCCGCTGCTCAGGAGCTTGCTGCCGCAACAGGTTTATACGGTGGCACTGAAACGATTCTCAGTAAAATCCTCGGTCAGTCCGCTTACGATCGATTCAAAATAGCTGCCCAAAAAGATCAGCTTTCTGCGAATCTTGCTGCTGCAATTCCTGCTCAGTATGCTTCGGAGACCATTGCAAATTTAGGACTTCAACAGAAGTCAAACCTCGCGATGCAGCTCTTAGGAGCGCAGACCGCAGCTGATCTTACGAAGGCTTACGCGGCCACGCAGAGTCAGATCCAAGATCGCGTTCTACAGGGTGAGACATCTCTGTTGACTCCCGCTGTAGAGATGTCCGCAAAGATGAACCAAGATGCTGCAGCCAACCGTAACCTATTGGCTCAGAGTATCGCAAGTTCAAACTTAGATATTCGTAAAGCGCAACAAAATACGTTTAACGAGTTGGCGTTGCAACGCAGCAAAATCGGCGGAGAAAGTAAGCTTCAGCGAGAGCAATTCGGCGGACAACTTGCCGCTGATGAACAGCTTACTCGCGGTAAACTTGCATTGACTCAGCAAGAAACAGAAGGCAGACGAGTTCTCCAGCGTGAAAAAGTTGGCGGGGAACTTGCTCTGTCACAACAAAGCTACGAAAGTCAGTCTGCTCTGGCTCGTCAGCGTTTTGCCCAGGAGATGGCAGCACGTCAGTATGGTGCTGGAATGGCTATGGCCGGGGTTGGAGCTTTTGCGTGATCAAGTCTCAAATTGGGGATTCAACTACAGTCGCTAGTTGGCTGGGTTCTTTAGATAAGTCACAAAAGGACGCTTTTGTCCATTACGCAAAGAACTCCACGAGTGATATCGAAGCTTACTTGTATGCTCGGTTTTTAACTCCGGGTTACCAAGGAAGCATCTCTGATCTCACCGCGTGGATCCAAGAGAAGTATCCCAAGAACGATCTTCGTCGTCTTCTTTTAATTGAGATCGACGGGCTTCATGACGATATTAAAAACGTTAGGGATATGACCCAGACGGGTATGCTAGATCATGCCACGGCGGCGACAAAAATTTCCGCCTTGCAGAAAGAGTTACGCTCTCACATCCAGGCAGTTCGATCCATTACCGATGGTCTAGATCGGCGCGGGTTGCTCTTGGCGGGGGCTGACCGTTGTATCCGTGAGTTAATTCAAACTCTGGACGGTCAGCCTACGCTTCAAAACTTCATTGAAGAAGCTTCGATTCTGGTGTGGAGCACCATCGAGCGCGAAGAGAAAGCCTGATCAGGCGCTCATCGGTTCAAGCAAGCGCATGATCGATTCGAGCGGGCAGCGGAAGATACCCATAAACGCATCGTTAACACCCAAACTCATAACCAACTCAGTGTTTTCTATGTAAGCCCCGAAGGGGAGAAGCACTGCAGGCTGGTTAGATACGGGATTACCGGCGTAATCTGTCCAGTGAATAAGGCGATCGTTCAGGGACCCTGAGAACAAGGGCCTCTTGATCACGTGGGTTACCTTCGTAAACTTCTTATCAATCATGTAAGCACTAAGGTGATACTGCAGGTACGTAAAGCCCTGCGGTGTAGACACCATATGCTTCCAATGGTAGAAGATTAGGTAGGCATACCCCAGATCAATAGGTGCTAGTGAGTTAAACGTTGGGGTGCCAAATGTTACTTCATCTAAAGCACTCGTATCGATTGTGATCTTTTCGCTCTTCTCGCATTCAAAGACCAGGGGCCTTGTCGAATACAGACAGCGAAGTTCGTCTTTGTGCGTAAAGAAGCACCAGTTTTTCTCAGCTTCTTTCTTCTCTAGGTTTTTGCCGATGGGCGGGATAGCAGCGCTTACTGCATCACCCTTCTCATCGACGTGGCAAACAACAATCTTAGGAACGTCGAAGAGTTTTGCGCCCCCTTTGTTGTACTGACTTGCGTACGTAGAGCCAACAAACTGAACGTAGAGTTCGCTGTCCGGACCTACGAATAAGCGAGGATCTTCGTAGCTCAATCGATGTTTGTTTGGCCTAAGTGGCTTAGTCCCCAAGATCGTTTTGTCGTCATGAAGAAGACCGATCTGGATATTTGTCGGTGTGTTATTTAGATAAAAGTAATTGTTGTCGTATCGAAAGCCGAATGGCTCTGGCTGTGATCGCCACGCGATGTAGGTTTTGTCTTTGTGCTTGACGATAGAAGGACTGAAGTTAGCTACAGATCCTGTAGGAAGTCCATGCAAAATCCGAGTGAATTTGCCGCCAAGTTTTTCAGCTTGTGTATATACGTCTGGTATATCCTCCTGAGGAGTTTTTACAGGGAACACCACGTCAGAGTACGCGTGGTAAAAGCGGTTAGTTACTTGCATCGGATCACTTCAGGAGGTCTTTGACAGCTTGACTAAAACCGGCGGACACATTTTCCCAGCGGTACTCGGGTCGTTGGGTCACGGCATAGCAGCACCCTGCAATCTCTTCGTAGAGATCCTTGTCGTTGTACAAGTCGTTGAGGTTTTTGACTGTGTTATCGATGTCAACCAAACCGCGTACGACGCCCAGGTCTTTGTCGGTCACCCAGGCAGCGATATCAGTTAGAAGTGCGGCTTCGTTCCAAATGTCTGCGCACGCCGTGTGGTCAGGAACAACCTGCGGTTTACGGCAGCTCGCGTGTTCAAAAGAAACGAGACCCCAGCCTTCACCATCTGCCGTGTTAATACCCACGTCGCAAGCGTTGTAGACCAGATTTAGTAGTTCGTCTGGAGGGGCATCTGTGTAGTTAATGTTATTAGATGTCAGTGCTAAACGTTGAGTGTCGTCGAGACCATGCCGTTGCATCTCGCGTTTGAAGAGCGGCAGGACATCCCAGCCCATATCTTTAACCCCCATGTGGAGGTACAACATGGTGTCGGGTTTATCGACAGCAAATTTCGCAAAAGCTTGGATCGTCAAATCGATCCGTTTGCGAGGTTGATTACGGTTGGCGTTTAGAACGATGAACTTATCTTTAGGAAGTCCGAGTTTTTCGCGAGCTTCATCACGAGGCATCGGCGCAAACTTAGACGTATCCACGCCGTGCGGAAGGACGCCCAACCGTGTGGCTTGAATCCCGTGCTCAAGGATTCGGTTTGCGCAGTTGACGGTGAAAGTGATTGCCATATCCCAGTGAGGGATATTCCGAAGCATGTCGGGGTAGTACCCTTCGCTGTCGATTGGGAAGTACGCAATAAATTTAAATTTGTGCGTTGCCTTTAGGAACTGGCAGCGCTCCCAGACTTGGTTGCAGATCCAAATGTCCTGCAGACAGATAAAAACGTCGGGTTTTACTTTCTCGATAATCTCGGGGATTCGGGGGATACCGAACCGATCTCCGCAGTGGATCGTGGAGGCAGGGTAGACCTTAAATGGGTAATCGTGCGGATCTCCTGTAGCGTTGATACCAATAACGGTAACTTCGTGCTCTTTGGAGAGATGGTCTAAGATACTATGTGTAACTCTAGCGAATCCTGTGTTACAGCAGGCATCTCCATACCAGAGAATTTTTGCCATCCGTGCGATTAGAGTTGATTGCTAGTAATATAACTGCACTGTCAACTTACTGACATGCCGAGTCGGGAAACATTTGCGTATAGGCGTGCTGCTCAATTGCGTGCACTTAAGGCGTCTGAGGAGAACGATACCAACGTTAATACTATATATAGCAAGGCAGCGGACGATTTCCACACGTTTTGTACACTGCTAGATAAGCCTCCAGCGAAGCACATGCTGGAGTGGCATCGGCATTTGATCACAGGGGAGTCAAATAAATACCTATTAGATATCGCTGGGCCAAACCTTGATATTCTGGCTCCTCGGGGTAGCGCTAAGTCCACGGCGCTCAACATGTTTACCGCGTGGATTATTGGGCGCCACACGACGGCTAGGTTACCCCTACAAATTATTTACGTTTCGTACAACATCGCGACCGCTATACCTAAGAGTCGCATTATCCGTCAGATCATCGATTCGTCGGAATTCCGCAAGGTGTTCCCACGGGTGCGGTTGCGGGCGGGTATGCAGTCTGATATTGGTTGGTCTATCGACTTCGATTTTGCGGGCATTCCCCGCGTGGGCGATGAGGAATTCACCCTACGTGCTGCAGGTCTGCGAGGTTCGATTACGTCGAAACGTGCGCACCTCGTGATTGTGGATGACCCTATTAAGTCGAGTGCGGATATTCGAAATCCCGCTATTAGGGATGAGATGAACAATAACTGGTCCTCGGTTATCGCGCCGATTATCTTCGAAGGTGGTCGATCCATCTGTCTGGGTACTCGATTCCACCCGCTGGACATTCATAAGACGATGTTCGTGCCGGAAAAGGGGTGGAAGCAAGTAACGCAAGAAGCTATTACGTACGACTCTCACGGCAATCCGGTCAGCTATTGGCCAGAGCAGTGGTCGACAGAGTATTTGCTTCAACAGAAAGAGCTGGATCCGGTTGCGTTCGCGTTCCAGTACCAGCAGCAACCTGTTATGACATCTGATCTGGTTGTGTCGCCAGATCTCCTTATTAAGGGTGAAGTCGTTACTGAGTTCGATACGCTCGCCGTGGGCATCGACTTATCGGCTAGTAAGAACGAAACGAGCGACTACACCGCGTTCGTTTTGGGTGGGCGCTTAAAGGACAAGTACTACATCATCGATTCACATCAGTGCCGCTCGATTGGCAACTTGGAGAAGATCGATATGTTGTGCGATATGTTGCTGGAATGGGGGATTCTGACGCAGCACGATAATCAGTTCCTGCCGACGTATTCGACTGTGACCCTCGTGGTGGAATCTGTTGCGTACCAAGCATCGCTAGCGGCAGATCTTCGACGGGTCTTGGTGAATGAGCGTGAACTCGGGAACCTCCATATCCACGAGGTCAAGGGTTTCAGGGGGGATAAGGTTGCTCGTTTTAGGGGGACGTTGGGTTTGTTGGAAAACAAGAAGATTATCTTTAATAAGTACCGGAAGTTTGACGCATTATTTGAGCAGCTGATCAACGTTGGCTCTACAGCGCACGATGATTTGTTAGACGCATATACTTGGCTTATTCAGTTCCTACAGCGACGCGGGGAGTTTACTATCGAATATTGAGAAGAGTATTTCTGCCACTGTGGCGGCACTAGAGTGCAAAAAGTCTCTCGGCTCGTCCGAGCTTTATCATGTCTAAAAAGATTTGGGTTGCCATAACCGCGCATGATCCGCTGCGACGGATTGATCCTCTTATTAATGTCTTAACCGAATATTCTCGATTTTTTCACGAAGTCTCTGTTAATATTTATGTTAACTACGAAGCTCAAGAGGACGTTTCCACGCTGGAATCGCTCTTCGAGCAGTTCGATACGTTAGAAATAAACGTAAAAGTCGCGTCTCCGGAGTACAAAAATTGGTATCTAACTTGGGCACATAAGCACGATTTGATGGCGGCGGTTCTTAACCGCGCCGCAGATTTTTATATTTACCAGGAAAATGATATCTATATAACTAGCGAAAACTTTAATTATTATCGTAAGTGGAAACCAGTTTTAAGTAAGTATGGATTAGAGCCAGGTTTTGGGCTTTATGAAGAGTATGACAATAAGCGTGTTTTAATCGGTAATTACAATCAATGGTCTCTAACGAAGGAAACCCCGAACGTTTGGCATCACTATGGATTTAAAGTCCCCAAAATCCTCGTGGTGGATCATGAGATTGACTTCTTCGTCCAACTCGGAAGTCCTTATTACTGCGGGATGATTCTGGATCAAGTGGATGCTGAGATCTATATTCGATCAGACAGCTGCCATCCAGAACGGAGCTATCCGAAAACGGGAATTCGTAACTGGCCTATTGCAGATAGAAGCTCAATGGGACTCGCTTTTGAGCGACTCCCTAGTGGTTATGAACATCGTCGTTGTGTTCCTGTCCATAGGAAAAACGGAGTTTATGAGATTCTTCCTTATGGTTTGATTAAACATGATGACAATAAATACTCCAAGAATTTAAAGAAACAACATGGAAATCTTTTAGACTTAAAGGAGATGCTCATCCTTTAATCCGTCATGGCCGCACGTGGTGCTGAATATGTGCACGTGTGCTATATTCTGTCCGGAAAAAATTATTGTCAGACTCTTCACCGATCTGACGCGTATCGACTGAGGAATTTCTTAGTACAGCATGGCGGAACAATCTACTGGTTTAACCCTGGGTGAGCCTGATCCCATTCGACCTAATTATTACGAAAAGAATGGTTTACAGTGCTATGATGCGCAGTTAGCTTCCGTAGGCAAATCAAAATTTCAAGGTTATCTTGAGTGTTGCATCTATAAGTATTTGTGGCGGTGGGAAGACAAAAACGGAAAGCAAGATCTCGAAAAAGCTGCCGAATATCTGAGTAAACTAATAGAAACCCTCGATTGATATGGACGTTAGAGCGTTTGGTTCCGTTTACGCGCAAACTGGCGCACTTCCCTACACCAGTGGGTATTTTATTAACCCCGCAAGTGGTACTAAAAACTTCCCCGCTTGCCGGGCAATTTATATTCCAGCTAAACCAAACAAAGATCCTGGGATCGTTGTAGGGGAGTTAGCAGATATGAGGGGGCAGGTAATCGTTGTCGAAAACATAGCAGGAGATCAGATTTATCCGGTCTCTATGACAATGGTTAGCGGGTCATCCACCGTCGCAGGCATTATTGCTCTCTACTGATGTCTGAAATCGCTAAAAAAAGAGACCCCGAGAAGTGGGCACGGGCAAAAGCTAAAGCCCGCGCAAAACTCGGTGGTCACAGTGCCCGAGCGATGCAGCTCGCGACTAAGTACTATAAAGATATGGGAGGAACTTACGCGGGTAAGAAATCTTCCTCTAACCGTCTCTCACGTTGGGGCAAGGAAGACTGGCAAACGCGTGAAGAGTACGAAAAAAACAAGGACTAAAACCCATGAACGCTGAAGATCTTATCTCCGGGTTAACGGGGTACCTTTCATCCAAGTCTGGCTTCGGGTCTAATCTGCCTGAATACAAAGATATTTATAGTGAGTTAGGTAAGTCCCGTCAGTATGACATCCTGACGGCTCTCGCTGACCCTATGAAGAGCAACCTTCTGCGTCAGGCCGCAATCTTACGCGGTATTACTCCCGAAGATATCACCATTGGCTGACCTCGCTCGCGAAAAAGGACGTACCGAAAGGTATTTACCACGTCGAGCGTGGGCGTCCTTATCCCCTGAAGAACGGAAAGCGACTGATGATGCTAAGAAAGAGGCAACTAAAGGGGACAAACCTGTAAATACTCGCGTTCCCAATACGGAAAAAGCTCAACGTGCTCGCCGTAAGGCTTCTGAATACCTAAAAAGGAGCAAAAATAATGGCTAGTTTCGATCCTTCATCTAGTCTTGCTCGCTCTTTAGCTCGTCGTTTTAACACGGAAGAGGGTGAAGCGCTCTCGGAAACGGAAAAGGATCAATCTGGGATTGGAAAAATCTCGGATTTCTCCCGGATGGATGAAAGCACATTCCGTGGAGTGGTCCCACCTACGCTCAACACTGCTTCTGAGCCCTCATTTACTCCTTATGATGTAGAGAGCACAAAAGAAGATTTACTGGAGGAAGCTCGTGCTCGCAAAACAGCTACGGAAACCCCTCTGATTATTCGTGCGGGAGGGGGTAGAAACCCTGCAGTAAAGGCTTAGTATGCTGACAGCCTTTTTATCACCACATGCTTTTTGACTGCTTTTTATACTTTGATGAAAAAGAGCTTCTAGAGCTTCGAATCAACATTTTAAAAGATATTGTAGATGGTTTTATTATTACAGATGGTAACAGAACGTTTAAAGGTGATCCTAAACCCTTTACGTGCGTTGAAACGCTGAAGGAATTAGGGATTTCCGACGAGAATATCCAGGTTCTCCACGTAGAACTTCCTTCTAAGGAGGAGATCGCGAATCCTTGGGCTCGTGAATATGCTCAGCGAGATGCTCTAGGCGTCGGGATGCGCATGTGTCCCCCAGATTCCGTCTTTTTCTTTAGTGATGTAGACGAAATCCCTCGTCCGGAGTCTCTTCTGCAGGCCGTGGACCTCGCAAAAGCGGATTCCAAGCGTTGCGTTCGTTTGTCGATGCCCATGTTCTATGGGCGAGGTGATCTACGTGTTCGTGATCCGAAAGGAGATGGTACAAAAGCCCCAGATAACTGGACTTGTGGCACCATCGTGCTTCATGAGCATCTAGAAATGACTCCTTCCCAGATTCGAATGAACCCCAACGATCTTGTCGTTGGTGATTGCGACGCTGGTTGGCATTTTTCTTGGATGGGCGACTCTGAGCGCATGAAGCGTAAGGTAACTTCCTTCTCCCATTGCTTTGACGATGTTCCTAATGCCGTAGCACCTTGCGATAGTGCAGATATGCTTCAGCATTTAGATAACTACAAGGCACAAGCCGGTGGAACTGACCCATTGGGGCGGACTGATCACATTTTGGAGCCCTATCCGCATGAACTTTTACCGCCGGAACTGTTTAAACTGGATAGAGTAAGGAACTACCTGTTGCCTGCTTAAAATTCGTCGTTTTTCCAGCTATATCTTTTTTGATTTGCTGGAAATTCGCGTTAAGTGATTGCCCAGCAGGATTTTTTTACCAGACAACGGGGAAACGGCCACATGGCGGACAATCTGAGCCTTCGACAGCGGTTCACCGAGATTCTTGAAGCCTCGCGGACTCAGGATCGGAGCAGGCAGTCCGCCACGATGGTGGTTTTAAGTCATCTGCAGCAAATGACGCTGTTGATGATTAAGAAAGGTTTATTTTTCTACTGTGAGCAAGATACTTTTCAGGGTCGTACCAAGTTTTTAGATAATTTAATTTCTTTAAATAAGTTAGATATTCGTTTTCCCTCGATTATTCGTAATTTCTTAATCGACGGGTGTGGGCTCTTCTATTTTCGACCAGACCCGAAGTTAAAGTACCAAATTTATTTCTTTCCTAAGAGCCAGTACCGTGTTTATCACGATGTAAACGGAGATATCGAAGAAGTCGTAATTCTCTACAGTTATAAGGTTAGAAATTCGACTTTAGGTTTGCCTGCTGAGACCTACGGGCAAAACAAACGTTATGTTCGTATCTCTATAACTGCGGATCTTATTAAAGAGTTCGAATCTAATAGTGAACTCAGTTTTGAGCTCGATCCTGGGCAGGTTCTAACTCCTCAAAATAGTCGGCCTAACGATCTAGGTTTTATTCCGGCTGTTGAGGTTCTCAACAAACCCAATTCCAGTGGGACAGAGGGTGAGGGAGAGTTTGACTCCTTTATGGAGCAAATCGTTCTCCACGACAGCCTCGTTAAGAACATCGCTAAGAACATTGAATTTTTTGGTAACCCCACTCTGATTAGTTCGCGTCCTCGTAGCGATCTGGTCGAAGCTTCGGACGCGGATCGTACTTTCCGTCCGACAATCAGCAGTCAAAGCGGATTCGCCGGACGCGATACTCCTTCGACTCGGGTTTCGGAGCCTTTCGGTTCCTCGGCAATGATTGGTGGTTTACGCGTACCACGCGTTATCGCCAATATCGAACCCTCGGACCGTGTGGGCTATATGACGCCCGACCCGGTGAACGGGGACATGAATCGTTACGCTTTGTTACTGCGTGAAGAGATTCGAACTGCTTTAGGGGGTGTTGACGAAATTTCTATCTCGGCTGGCGCTACAGCTACTGAGATTAAAGGCTTGATGGGTCGTGCTCAGGCCACGGCTTTACGTAAGAACAAGAGTTTCCTTACGTATGGTTTCTGCCGACTCTTGGAGATGATTATTTATCACCAAGAACAAGTCTTCCGCGAGAGCTTTATCGCTGTCACGGGCATGACTGCCCCTAATCCCCCTAAGGAGCAAACAGAGGAAGCCCTTACTCGATATCAGAAGCGAGTAGCTAAGTATGAATCTGACATTGATGCAGCTATTAATAAAGCACTAACTGAGAACAAGGTTCCTTCGGGTGTCTACGGTCTACCTCCTGATGGAGATCGCGATGTTTCTTATCGCTTCCAAGGGGATGTTTATGAGGATACCGCTTACGACATCAACCAAAAGTCGATCGTCGTCAGGAACCTTCAAGAACTAGGTGTGGACAGCGTTGAGGCGCTCAAATACCTGTTCCCTGATAAGACAGATTCTGAACGAGCGGAAATGCTCAAAGGTTTTCCGTTCAGAATGATCCAACAAACTCAGGGCGCATTTCAACAATTTCTATTATTATTTAATCAGATGTTGCAAGTGCCACATCCTCTCATGCCGAATCAACCGCTTGCGGCTGATCCTCGGCTAAACATCACGCCCCTGTTATACAGGACGTTTGATCACCTCGCGCAAGAACTGACTTACTCGGGCAGCTATGAGCCAGCAGATCCCAGCTTCGATCCCGAGCCCGGTATCCCCGGCGGTAGCGGCCCCGCAGGCGGCGCCCTCGGCGGATTCGGGTTCAACAACCTACCCGCAATGGGTAGCAACTACCCAGGGGGCGCCTTCGGCAACTATGCCCCAAGCGCCGTCGCAGGTAACACAGGCTACGGTCCCTTCTACCAACAGCCAGTACAACCAGTTTCAGTCGGCATCCTCCCCGTCGAATCCGTGGGAGGCGGCTATGGGCAGCCTGGAGCGGGTAGTCTCCCGGCTCTCCCCGTCCCCCAGCCAGACAGCATCGTATCCGCAGTACCAAACGTCGGTACCGGATACTCAACTGTACAGTCAGAGTTCACAGGCCCAACCGTATCTTTACCAGGCACCCCAGGCTCAGCCGACCTCGTACAGCAACGGGTCTACGACCCAAACTTCTTATCCGACTTCTACGGAAGCACCGGAACTAAGCGCCGAAACAGCCGCCGTCGTTAATCACTTCGGCCTGGAAGCTCCTGGCATCCTCAATCAGTACGCAGTTACTCTTGAGGATGCTCTGATGTCTCAGCAGCAAACTCTCGATTCCGTTGCGAATCGTGCCGCTGTGATGGAGCATATTCTGACGGATCCCGAGCAACTGGCTGATTACACGGACCGTTTCTTCACTGAGGTCTACCCCGTGGAAACCGTGTACGATCAAGCCGCTTCTTCCTACCCGGAGGATAACGGTTACGGCTACGAGCCTCGTTACGATCAAATGCCTGCTGTACCTGCTGGCGCTATTCAGAATGCCCCCACGAACACTGAGCTTCAGTGGGAGGGTTTCTCTGAGACCATGAACCGTAGTCCCGAGCAAGCTTGGCGCTACCTGTCTCAGATGAATCCTGAAGCTTTCCGCAGCAAGCTCCTGTTTATGGATGCAAGCTGAGGTATCCTTTAGTAGTAGGTGATGGGGACTCCGCTCATAACGGGCGGAGTTTTTCTTTATGAATGCGCGTCACATTATTTCTGGTTTTTTCTGTTCGGTAGACGACGATCCGGCAGCACAGGCTTTTTCCGACTACTCCACGGTTATCGACGCCTTGAAGTATGCGGCTTTTAACGAGATACACCCGGATTTTGAGTTTGCTAACGCTTTTCCGGGAGATCACTACCGACTCTTATCTGGTTTAATCTCGACTATCAATCCCGAGATTATGCTTGATATCGGGACGTACAGAGGCTGCTCGTCCCGAGTGATGGTGGACAACAGTTCAGAAAATTCTTGTGTTTACACTTTTGACATCACAGGATGGCAGGAGTTTGATTGGACGGTCTTAACTGAGGACGATTTTGAGTCAAAGCGTTTAACACAGTTACTTGAGGATCTCTCTGATTTTTCTATCTTTACAAAGTATCTTAATTTGTTTGAGTGCGCGGATTTTATTATGTTGGACGGACCTAAGGATGGTTCGTTTGAAGAAACGCTTCTGGGTTATCTAAGTGCTAAAGAGTTACCAAATAAAACCCGTTGGCTTTTTATAGACGATATACGTTTTGAAAATATGTATAAATTATGGCGCTCGATAGCTTCCCCTAAAATTGATTTAAGTTCCTTTGGGCATTTTTCTGGGAGTGGACTTGTTAATATTCAAGAAGGGTTGAAGTTAATCTAGTGCCTTTCAAATCCGAAGCTCAACGACGTAAGTTTTATGCGATGGCTGAGCGTGGCGAGATCTCAAAAGGCAAAGTAAAGGAGTACGAAGAAAAAACCAAAGGCGATCTCCCTGAGCGTATCCACCGAGCTAAGGCTAAGGCTCAAAAATTTTCAAAGAGCAAGTAAACTGACAACATCAACTTAATCAGTCCTCATCATGCCTAATTCTCTCGGTCGTCGATACGCTTCTAACGGCGGTGGCTCTGGGTCTAATAACGCAGAGATCGAACGTCTTAAGAAAGAGCTCGAAGAACTTAAAGCCGCTTACGTTCAGGACATGACGAGTATTAGCAACGATATGCAGACCCTAAACGCCAAGGTTGAGCCCTCTGGGACTGTAGAAGCGAGCTGATTTTTAATAAAACTTATACTGAGGGTATCTATTAAGGTGCCCTCGTGGTTTACGCGCCTCTAAGTAATTATAAATATGATGATGGATATCACCGCATTCAAAGTGGTCCTGTTCACCCTACTTATATTGTTGTAAGTTCAGGGATACAGGATACCGGTGCCGATTACGGCATTATCACTCCTGGCCCCCCTAACAGCGGGTTGTACACGACAACCGCGTGGAGACAGGTACCCCAAGCCGTATCAGGATATTGGGTTGACTACGAAAACAACGACTATCTCCCTAGCGGTTCTTTAAGCGCATACACCGGATATAGAAGTTTATATACAACCACAATTGCTAACGCAAAGGTCGTTACTTCCACGGGGCCTGAGTTTGGCATACGTAATGCCGGTACTTATAGGTACTACAACGGCATCGCTCCTTCAAACCAGGCGTACACGCCTTACGACACACCAGCAAGTAATACTTCTGCGGAAGGAAGAACTGGAGGAGGGGTAACTCATAGAAGTTACGAAGGGAGCTTATTAATTAATGTTCTCGGTTCTCAGGGGACAGCGGATCGATCCCAGTGGAGGTACCAACCTCCTGTCTACTGTCAGACATTTACCGAGACCGTTCGTAGCGAAACTCCCGGCCTGATGTCTACAGCATTACGTTTTGTTTACCGGGGGAAATCGACTCGATACGCTTATAACTATGGCAGCGTTTACTACCAAGCTCCTGAAGGAGTACGGAGTATGGTTAGGGTCTTTAGTCCTACTGTCAACTCAAGCAACCAAAAATCTATTTAACGCTATAAATGCGACAACCTCTAGCTTCTATCGTAGTTTTTATAGGTAAACTACGTATGTAGTTCTTCGGAGGTTGGCGCTTTGTTCGTCGACAATGATTTTCCGAAGCTGCTCGGTGCAGAGCTCTACCGTCCGCATCCCGCGTACGTTGTAGAGATGGCTGCAGAGCCGGTTGTAGTGCACGACTTGGACTCATGAGTCTAGAGTCCCTTTAGGTGAAAGCCTTTAGGTTAAACTCCGTGAATTGCTGGAACGCCGGACCCGAAAGGGAGGCCAATCAGCAGCCAAGCCAATCAGAAATGGTTGGAAGGTTCAACGACTAACACTGCTCAAATGCTCTCTCGTAGCGATCGCTCCTTTTTAAAAGGAGTTTGTTTGGGTGATGGCCATTTACGGCAGGTGACTACTTACCCTAGTCTCCACATCGCTCACTCAAGAAAACAGTTTGAGTTCCTTCGCTGGAAAGTGGGGCGCTTAAACCGAATTCTGGGTATTAAACAACCCATAAAGGATCGCGAGTCTGATTGCCAGACCGGAACTTTTCCTTCCTGTCAATGGTGGTCCAATCAGAACGAGCTGTTACTACCTATTTATAGGGAACTGTATCCTCAGGGGAAAAAAGTTTTTACAGCTACTTTCCTCAGGGATATCGGTTTAGAAGGACTCGCCGTTCTCTACATGGACGACGGAAGCCTACACCTGAGAAAGCGTGGTGAATCCACGCAGACAGGAGAACCCTATATTAGGGAACGCATTGTAGAGCTGGCTTTATACGTCCCTTATGATACTGCTTTAACGGTATCAGATTGGATAGAAAGTCTTACAGGAGCTTCTTTAACTCCTCGCGTGCCCTCTGCTAAAAAGAGTCCAAATTTATGGAATCTTCGCGCTAATGGGACAAACGCTAGGCATTTTGTAGAAGCACTTAAGCCTTACGGGTGTAAAGCTATGCAATACAAATTTGACCTTCGTTATGACACTCGAACTAACCGAGGAAAGTCAAAATGGAGCGAGGCTGAACGCAACAATTTTGTTGTAGAAGCCGATAAGGTGACACGAGTGCGGAGCACCCAAACAGGGGAAAACCCCGCTGTGGGTGATGATATAGTCTACTCATCAACGCCCTTAAGTTGATGTTACGTGAGGATAAAGAGCCTCTCGGTGCTTATTAAAGCATTACAGGTAGCAAACAACCCGGCCAGACCGTCCAGCTTGATCGTTATCGCTTCTGGGGTAA